TTTCGCTTCTAACTGGAGTTTAAATTCTTCTATTTGAGCTTTTTTGTTTTCTTTCTCTTTAAAGAAATCTATTACACTAGGAACTGCTGAACCAGCAAACCCTAATAGACTCCCTAATATTGTAAGCATAATATTCCTTTATACATCAGTTCCATCATTTTTAAAACTATCAGTTAAATTTTTTAATTTATTATATGCTTGTTTGATTCTATTTTCATTTTCGCTAATTTCTGCATCAAATGTGGAAGGATCCACTTCAAATTTCATGAGATTTTGTGCGAGAGGGAGATCGGGATGGGTTTGTCTTTGATATTCATTGGTGTAAATTCGAACACTTGCTTTATATGCATTTTCTGACAAGTGTTCTATTTCATATACTTTATAATAAGCATCAGATATACTTATTCCACTAGTAGCTAAAAAGGACTTTTTAATTGCCATTATTTGCTATGTCCTGAGATTCTTTGTGTTCTGGATCATCTTTATCCTTGAACCAATAATCCGTACTCTTTGCTAAGACTGCAACATAGGCTCCAACCAAAATGTTGATTAGTTGCATATGATTATCTGTAGTACCACTTGTGAAAAATAACAAATATATTAAGATTAAAAATGTTCCAACGATAGCCCAAGAAAGAGAAATTCTTGCCCACCAATTTTTTACTTTTCGTTTTTCAATTGCTGATAATTCTTTACCAGTATCTTTTATTTTTTTTGCCATTATATTTCCTCATAATGTTTCAGTTATTATCCTTCTGTGGGCAGACCCTGACCAATCGCAGTAATTTTTTCTCCGCCTGCTTCTGCATCTTTAATTCTTAAAGCACTATCATATGCTTGGCTTAAAATATCAGTATTCATATATTTGACATTGGTAGGATCATATCCAAATTGAACCAAATATTCTTGTTTTTCTGAAACTGTAATATCTGCAATTTCTGCTTCGGATTCTTTTACTTCAGGTGCTTGAGTTTCTACTTCTTCTTTTTGTTGAAGAGGGTCTATTATTGCTATATTAGCAAAGGTGTCTTCTTTAGGACTTACCTCTTTAACATCATCTGTGTGATGAAGAAGAAGTTTTCTAAGTTCTTCTTTTTCTTGATCACTTAAATTTTCAAATAATTCTTTTACATTTAACATTTTTTCCTTTTAAACTGGTGCTACTTGATCATCATCAAATTCCGAACAGCCACATTGAACTTCTGCAGTACATTCGCATGGGTCACAGGTACAATTTGAACATTCGCATTCTGGATTATTACACATTTAAACTCCTTTTTAACTCCCTTATATTTATGTTTATACGGGATTCGATTATTAATTATACCAGTTAACCTTAACTGGACTATGGGTTTTCACACTACTAAAACTAGGAAATCGAAAATCTTCATAATGATGTTCAGTACGATGTTTGCTTTCATCTGGAATTCCAACTCCCATCAACAAAAAAACTTTACTGCCCAATATTGTATTGACTTCTTCTTCCATACAACCACAACATCCACTAGCATAACCCAACTGAGTTGATATAAATTTTACATATCCAATCGCAATTCCAATAGATGTTTGTACATCTTTAGTCCAACATACATCATCATATTTTGTATCTTCATTGGCACTAAAAGCAAGAAGTAAATGGGCCAATGTTTGAGGATTCGTTTTAAATTCAATAGAAGGAGTGGGATTTTCTTTTTTATGTCTTGCTTCTCGGTTTTTTCTATCTGATCCTTCCGAAACGGCTTTAGAATAATCAGAAAGTTTCATAGACGGATCAATTGCAAAACATTCAGTGGCCGAATGAATCTTTTCAATTGTGTCTCTATTAGTGATTGCTGAAACATCGAAAAAATTAATATTCTGTCGAGTAGGACTTTGAGTAACCGCCTCCATAATCAAATCAACATCTTCTTGAGGCATTTCTTTATCGAGATCCCAATTTCTTTGACATTTTTGTGATTCATGAATAGCTCTTTTGAGTTGATCTTTGTATGATCCATGCATGAGGCTCTTTCTTTTTTTAAGTTTTTGCTTCTTGTTTACTTTTATAATCGGCAATTGCCCCTTTAATTGCATCTTCTGCAAGAACCGAACAATGAATTTTTACTGGTGGTAATGATAATTCTTTTACGATAACTGTATTATCTAGCTCATATGCTTCATCCAACGATCTACCCTTAACCCATTCAGTTGCCAACGAAGAACTTGCAATTGCAGAACCACATCCAAATGTTTTAAATTTTGCATCAACAATTTTATCATTATCATCTACCTTTATTTGTAATTTCATTACATCGCCACATTCTGGAGCACCCACAAGTCCTGTTCCAATAGTTGGATCGTTTTTATCAAAACTTCCAATATTTTTAGGGTTTTCAAAATGCGATATTACTTTATCACTATATGCCATTTATTGTACCATCCATGCAGGTTTAGTTAATTGTTCTTGTTTTATAGAAAAACTTGTAGAGCAACCACACGTTGAGCTTGCTTTGGGGTTTTCAAAACGTGGTCCAGGCGCAGATAAATCCGTTGACCAACCTATCTCTAGTCCATCTACTACTAAATGACTTTTTTTATCTATTACTATTGATAAACCCTCAGATTCAAACATCAAATCTCTTTTAGTGGACTCACCAAAGGTTAAATTATACTCATAGCCAGCACATCCACCACCTTTAACGGCTACCCTCAAAGGAATTTCTTCAGACAATTCTTCATCTTCACGAATTCTCTTAAAATTTTTAGCCGCAATTTCTGTTAAACTGATCATTTTTCCTTAATTAGAGGGCCCCATCTGCAAGCAGATAGGGCGCCACGCCAATTATTTGTTCTCTACAAATTCATAGAGTTCAGTTGCCTTCGTCTTAATATCCTCAATGGTATAAGATTCTGGCTGGAGTTCTTTTCGTAACCCCGTACTTGCATTACCTTGGTCTTGTGCAAAATTCCATGCATCCATGGCAACGTTTTCTTTTCTGCAGTATTCATCTTGAAGATAACTTTGTGCCATCTCTAAGAGTCTAAATCTCAATTCATATGGATTAGACATATTGTACCTTTCTTTGTGTGTATGTGTGTGTCTGATTGTTTCTGTTTCAAGGCACAATCATAAGCCCATTTCAAAACTAAGCGGCTAATGCCACCTGTGCTGAAAAATAATCGTCATTATTTGCGATTAAGTTAAATGACAGTTTACATCTGTCAAGATGGTCTCCTCTGCATAATCACATTCAATCGAAATCTATTTCAGCCCCATCAACGAAAGTCATATCCAATAAAAAGGGTGGCATAAGTTATGCCCAATGCAAGTATTATAATTATTGCAAGCCACATTAATTTATGTTCCATTAACATTCCTTGGTGGAGCTGATCGGAATCGCACCGATGTCTTAAATGCTACTCTACAGTATCATCAACTAAAACTATTTAGACAAATCTTGTGTCACATCTTTAATTTTTTCTATTTGTTTCATAATAATTGATTCACGTTTTGGCCAGTATATGTAATCTTTTTCTGGATTTTTCATAAGATTATATAAAATAGGTAAAATTAATTCTTCAACTTTACCCATGTCTTCTACATATTTTTCTTCTAGATAATCTTTTTTATAACCAATTTCTTTTATAGCAGAATCTATTTTCTTTTCCAATGCCGCAAAATCTTTTGATTTTGCTTCAACTTCAACTATTTTCTTTTCTACTTCTGTGGTTTTTGCTTTATATTCTTCATCATCTACTGCGGAAAAACCGAAGTCAAAATTAGCATATTCTTCAGGTATTGTTGCCATTGTCGTATCCGTATTTGCAAATCCAATAAGAGTCTACTATATCTGAAATGGGATTTTTATCACATTTTGTCTGAAATTCTTTTGTAAGTTCTCTCTGTGTGTCAGACACAAAAGAATCATACATTAATTCTTTATTTGCGTTTCCCTTATCGGATGCATATTTTTTGATTACTGTAGGAGGTATCATTTCATACCTCAAATTACAGTTGTATAAAGTGTTTTTTAAAATTGCCATATTTTCCGCAATTTGTAAAATTCGTTGTCCATTTGCGGAATATGCATAATTTTCAATAAAAACTGTTTCGGGTCTTATATCATATTTTACAATACAATTTTCTACCCAAGAAGATAATCCTAAATATCTTTCCATCTCTGTATTATATTTAGGATATTCTGTAATTTCAATATTATGTAAAGAACCCCATCTTTCAAGTTGTCTATTATTTTTTGCTAAACAATAATGTGTAATGTTTTCATATTTCCACTCACCGCGACATTCTGTTATTGCTGGGCTTGTTAATGAATAATCAATTCCCACATGCAAATCATGTATCCCAGTTATCATCTTCTTCATCTTCTTCTGGTAATTCTAATGGTTCTCCACAATAAGAACAATACTGTACTCTTTCATTTTCAGATTCTTCTTCATGAATGTTTACTTCATATACTTTAGAGCAAATTTCACATGTAATTTTTTCTGATATTTCCATACTAGGAACTATTCCTTCTCCTCGTTTTTTAATGATTCTTCTAATTCGCCTACGGTCAGAAAAGGTTTACCGTCCATAAAAATCTGAGGAACTTTTGTGCTTCCTGTAACTGATAATATCTTTCCAAACAGTTTCTTGTCTGCTTGAATGAACATATACTGTATCTTATGTTCGGCGAATAACGATTTTGCTTTTTCACACATTGCACATTCTTTAAAAGTAAAATGCCCAATAATATAATTGCCTTTATTAAAATCTATTTCATATTTTAACATTATAAATCCACAACTTCACAACCATCGCCTGCGGCACAGGCTAATTCTTGTGATCCTATAGTAAAATCTTTTTCTTCAAATGTATTCAATTGAGACCAATCAACCTTTGAAGGCATCAATTTTAATGCACTTTCATACTCTTCTTTTGTGCAATCTTGATATGGTGCTTGTCTGTATGTATGTTCACTAAAAGGAAGAAAAGAAATACCACTAATATCATCAAAATTGGACCAAACCCAATTACCTATTTCCATCCATTCATGTTCTTTAACAGAAATAGTAACAGATGGTTTATGTTCACACCAGTGTTTTTGATATGTAGACCAAAGACTTAATTGTTCAATTGCAGTTATATCGGTTCTGCATATTGCATTTTTTGGACTTTTCATGGGAAATGAAAATACAGTTGTATGTTTAGGTTTCATTACATCTGGCTCGTTTGGAAAGTCCGCCTTCTTCATCATTTTGCAAAGTGGGTCTTTATTGTCCGCTCGCACCGTTCTAATATAATAAGGGTTGTGGCGAGCATGTATACCACTAGCAGAGTTGACAAGCTGGCTAACCGTACCAGAAGGCTTGACACAAGTGATAGCGGCTGATTGGGAGATTCCAAGTTTTTCTGAAAATTCTTTGTTTGTTTTAATTGCGACATTTTTTAAATTCTCCAATAAATCTTCTAATTTACCTTTTTTTCCATTTGTCAAAGAATTGTCCATTATTCCGGTAAGTGAGACTCCCAAAAGTCGCTCTTCATCACAATTTTTCTTCCATTCTCTTGAGAGGTATTTGAAATTAGTGAGGGATGATTGAAATGTTCCAAGGATAGTTGCAGATCGTACTTTCTTTTCCAAAGATTCTGGAGTGTCCCCTCCTCTGACCACGACTTCTGAAAGGTTGCAAAATTCTTTGCTTCTAAGAATGATCTCGCTACATGGATTGGTACCAAAATCCTCTCTTGGTTCTCGTCTGATTTCTTCGTCATTGTTCAACCTCTCTACTTGTCGTTTAGCTGATAAACTATTGTAAATTCCTCGTTCTCCTGATTTAGAATCATAGAGAGACAACCATTCTCGCATAAAAGTACCAACATCAGGTTTTTCTTTATAATTAACTGAATTATTAGCAAGGGCTCTTTGTGGATTTGTTTCGCTCCATCGGCCCGATTTAGCATGGCGCATTGTTTCATCACCAAGATTAGACAAGCTAATGAGGGCGGATCTACGTACACCACCTACAACAACAATTTCTGCAATCTTACAAACAATATCATGAGCTTCTACTGGTTTTAATTTTCGCCCAGAAGCATTCCGGAATGTGTCTATAGTAAATACAAAAAGGTCTTCTAGTGGTTCAGGACCCGATGCTCTTCCTCCAAATGTTTTCAATGGAGCTCCAGCAGGTCTTACATTAGACAAATCCCATTTAGGAATTTGTCCTTGCCATACTAATGAAAGCAATTCTTTATACGATTTTGCCCAACCCAGCTTTGAATCTGCTACTCT